ACAGTGCCCGCCAGTACCACAACCGCCAGCCCCGGCAGCGTGGGCAATGCTGCCACCGTCGAACTCTCTCGGGATTCTGGACAAAACGTTCTCGATATCCGCGCCGGAATCATCAGCGATCAGGCAAAACTGAAGTATTTGCAGGAGTACGTTCGCACGCAGTGCAGATAAAAAAATCCCCGCAGGAGGGAAAAGGAGCTTACCTGCGGGGGAGTTTCAGAAATGCATAAAAATGACAATGTCTCTGGGTTTGCGTACTACTGCATCGCGTTTTTATCGTACTGGCGGGAGCTGGTTTCCGTACATACCAAAAACGTAACCAGACGCTAAAAACTGGTACACCTCATGAAAATAACCCAGTGGCTGAAAAGCCTCATCCATACGGAGCAAAGAGAAATGTCGGATATGAAAGATATCGTCACCGACGACATGGTGAAAAACGCCCTGCGTTCAGACACGGTAACCACCGCGGTTAAAACGCAGATTAAATCCACACTGGATCAGCAGATTGACGCCGCTGTCGATACCGCATTGACCGATATTCTCGGTAGTGATGCTGATAATACGGTTATGCAGTAGGTGAGATCAGGCATTACAGCAGCCCTTCAGTGAGGGGCTGCGATAATGGTTAATCACAGGGAACATAATCATGGCAAAACCGGACTGGGAGGCCATCGAGACGGCATACCGGGCCGGAGTGACGTGTGAGCGTATTTACAACTCGGTGAGAGAGTCAACTAACAATCCCATAGCTCCGCACTGGCGGGGCTTTTTGTTGTAACAAGAAGACGAAGAAGGAAATACTATGTTTACAGTTAAAACCATCATCAACGGTGTTACGCATATTTGTGAGCAACCATCTATCTCGATAGCCAGGGCTGGTTCTGAAACGTTCGCAGATACTTTAAAACTTACTCATAACTCAGCCAGCCCAGACTTCGCATACTGGCTCCCGGCTATCTATGAAGATCCAGAAATGACCAAAGCGCTGCAGGAGGAAGAACTGGTTATTAGTGACCGTACTGATGTGCTGGATACTGATGCTATTGCCATCATTATTGAGGAATATCCGAGTGAAAATTTCCCCGGCGCGGGTGATGGCTGCCGTTACCAGTTTATCTATCCGGGCGATCAGGTTTATGTGATGAACTCTAATGGTGCCACCATAGAGGTTGTGAAGTAAGCATTACAGCAGGGGCTAATCCGTGGGAGGACATCAATCTTTACGGGTCCTTTCCGGCAGTCAGGGACATTACGGGGCGGCAGCGTCGCAGGATTTCACTCCTTATGAAAATTTTCAGGGAAAAGCCAGATCCGTTCTTCTTATCGTTTATTGACTGTTTTTAAAGGTTTTTTTAGAAAAAAGAAAGGATCTGCTGGATAACGTTTTTAGTTAAAAACGAAGATCGCAGATCCTTTCCTGTTTCCGGGAGACTTTTCCATGAACGTGAATAAAAAAAAACTGGCTGAAATTTTTGGTTGTGACGTCAGAACTGTCACAGCCTGGCAAAGCCAGGGGCTGCCACTTGTTTCCGGAGGAGGAAAAGGTAACGAAGCAGTGTTCGACACCGCGGCAGCGATTTCATGGTACGCGGAGCGTGATGCGTCTATTGAAAATGAAAAGCTGCGTAAAGAGGTTGATGATTTACGTGCCGCTGCGGAATCAGATCTTAATCCCGGCACCATCGACTATGAGCGCTACCGCCTGACAAAAGCCCAGGCGGATGCGCAGGAACTTAAAAATGCTGAGCGCGAAGGGCTGGTTCTTGAGACCGAATTGTTCACCTACATCCTGCAACGGGTGGCTCAGGAAATAGCAGGGATACTGTCAAGGGTACCGCTGGTATTACAGCGCAAATATCCTGATCTGTGCCAGTCACACATCGATGTGGTCAGAACGGAAATCGCCAGGGCGTCAGGCAGGGCCGCCACGATAGCGGATGTGGAGAAGTGGACCGATGATTTCCGGAGAGCGCAGGGCGAATAATGCCAACAGAGCCATAACTAACGGGCTGATAGCGCTTCATATTCCCGTACCGCTTACCACCGTGCAGTGGGCTGATGAGTATTACTATCTGCCAAAAGAGTCCTCCTACACCCCCGGCAAATGGGAAACGCTGCCGTTTCAGGTAGCGATAATGAACGCGATGGGGTATGAACTGATCCGCGTTGTAAACCTCATTAAGTCTGCCCGCGTGGGCTATACCAAAATGTTGCTGGGGGTGGAAGGCTATTTCATAGAGCACAAGTCGCGCAACAGCCTGCTGTTCCAGCCGACCGACTCATCCGCTGAGGATTTTATGAAATCCCACGTGGAGCCGACTATCAGGGATGTTCCTGTATTGCTGGAGCTGGCCCCCTGGTTCGGGCGTAAACATCGTGATAACACGCTTACCCTGAAACGCTTTTCTTCCGGTGTCGGGTTCTGGTGCCTCGGCGGTGCAGCAGCCAAAAACTACCGTGAAAAATCGGTGGATGTGGTCTGCTATGACGAATTGTCATCTTTTGAGCCTGATGTCGAGAAAGAAGGTTCGCCGACGCTGCTGGGGGATAAACGTATTGAAGGTTCTGTCTGGCCTAAATCCATTCGGGGCTCCACACCAAAAATCAAAGGGTCATGCCAGATTGAAAAGGCGGCAAATGAATCGGCGCATTTTATGCGTTTTCATGTACCGTGTCCGCATTGTGGCGAAGAACAGTACCTTAAATTCGGTGATGGCAGTACGCCGTTCGGTCTGAAATGGGAGAAAAGCAAGCCGGAGACGGTGTATTACCTTTGTGAACATAATGGATGCGTGATCCGTCAATCGGAACTTGATCAGAAAGCAGGCCGCTGGATTTGCGATAACACAGGCATGTGGACACGCGATGGACTGGCTTATTTCAGCGCGTCCGGTGAGGAGGTTCCGCCGCCACGATCCATTACCTTTCATATCTGGACGGCTTACAGTCCCTTTACCACCTGGATACAAATTATTTATGACTGGCTGGATGCGCTGAAAGATCCAAATGGTGTGAAAACCTTTATAAACACCACCCTGGGCGAGCCTTATGAAGAGGCGGTGGCCGAAAAACTCAGCCATGAGCTTTTGCTGGAAAAAGTGATTCATTATGCGGCGCCGGTTCCGGAGCGGGTGGTGTATCTGACCGCTGGTATCGACTCCCAGCGTAACCGTTATGAAATGTATGTCTGGGGCTGGGCGCCGGGCGAAGAGGCTTTCCTTATTGATAAGCAAATTATCATGGGACGGCATGATGATGAAGATACCCTGCAGCGTGTGGATGCCGTCATTAATAAAAAATATCGTCATGCTGACGGGACGGATATTTCCATTTCCCGTATCTGCTGGGATACCGGAGGGATTGATCAGGAGATCGTTTATCAGAGTTCAAAAAAGCACGGCATATTCAGGGTATTGCCCATCAAAGGGGCGTCGGTATACGGAAAACCCGTTATCACCATGCCCAGGAGCAGGAATCAGCGCGGTGTGTTTTTATGTGAAATCGGGACTGACACCGCCAAAGAGATGATTTACGCCAGACTTAAAGAGCCTCCCACCCCGCCTGACTCAGCCTCACCTTACACCTTTCGTTTTCCGGATAATCCGGAAATTTTTTCGGACGTGGAAGCGAAGCAACTGGTGGCAGAAGAACTGGTGGAAAAGGTGGTTAACGGGAAGATAAAGCTGCTGTGGGATGCAAAGAAAAGGCGTAATGAAGCGCTGGACTGCCTGGTATATGCGTATGCGGCATACCGGGTATCCGTCCAGCGCTGGCAACTGAGTCTGGATGCGCTGGCCGCGTCCAGAAAAAGCGAGAATAAAACGGGCCCAACCCTTGAGGAGCTGGCCGCCATGCTTTCGGGAGATCTTAATAATGGCAACAATGGCTGAATTGTATGAAGCACGTGCCGCACTGCATGACCTGATGACAGGAAAACGGGTGGCGACAGTACAGAAGGACGGTCGGCGGGTGGAGTTTACCGCAACCTCCGTCGGCGATCTGAAAAAGTACATAACAGAAATGGAAGCCAGCCTGAAAACGGGAGGGCGTCGCGGTCCGGCAGGGGTGAGATTATGAAACGGACGCCAGTACTGATTGATGTGAGCGGGGCACCACTGCGTGAAAGTATGGGATACAGTGGTGGCGGTACTGGTTTTGGTGGTCAGTTGACCGACTGGATGCCGGGCGCTGAAAGCGTCGACGCGGCACTGCTGCCTTCGCTACGTCTCGGTAATGCCCGGGCGGATGATCTGGTCAGGAATAACGGCATTGCGGCTAACGCGGTATCGCTTCACAAGGATCATATTGTTGGCCATCTGTTTCTTATCAGCTACCGACCTAACTGGCAGTACCTGGGAATGCGCGAGTCTGCTGCCAGGAGCTTTATCAATGAGGTGGAATCGGCCTGGACAGAATACTGTGACGGTATTTTTGGCGAGATAGACATTGAGGGGAAGCGTACCTTTACAGAATTTATTCGTGAAGGGGTTGGGGTACACGCCTTCAATGGTGAAATTTTTCTCCAGCCCGTCTGGGATGCGGAAACCACGCAACTGTTCAGAACCCGATTTAAAGCCATAAGCCCAAAGCGCATTGATACACCTGGTCACGCTATGGGGAATAAGCAGTTAAGAGCGGGTGTGGAGGTTGACCGGAACGGTAAGGCGCTGGCGTATCATGTCTGCGATGATGACTGGCCGTTATCAGGTGCAGGGCAGTGGACGCGGATACCGAAATATTTGCCTTCAGGACGTCCTGCCATGCTGCATATTTTTGAGCCTGTGGAGGATGGACAGACGCGCGGAGCCAACCAGTTTTACAGCGTAATGGAGCGTCTGAAAATGCTTGATACGCTGCAGGCAACGCAGCTTCAGTCGACGATTGTTAAGGCGATGTATGCCGCAACAATTGAGAGCGAGCTGGATACTGACAAGGCCTTTGAGTACATCGCGGGGATGGGAGGGGAAGGAGTCGCGGATGCGAATAATCCGCTGGTAAGCGTTCTGGCGAGTTATGCGCGATATTATGCCGCCAACAATGTAAAACTCGGCGGTGTAAAAATTCCTCATCTTCACCCAGGTGACGCACTTAAATTACAGACGGCACAGAATGCCGACAGCGGATTTTCAGCGCTGGAACAGGCGCTGCTTCGCTATATTGCAGCGGGGCTGGGCGTCTCTTATGAACAACTTTCGCGGGATTACTCACAGGTCAGTTACTCCAGCGCCCGCGCATCTGCCAATGAATCATGGCGTTATTTTCTGGGGCGCCGGAAATTCATTGCCGGACGACTGGCGACGCAGATGTTTTCCTGCTGGCTGGAAGAAGCGCTGATACGTGGAGTGATCAGAGCGCCACGCGCCCGATTTTCTTTCTGGGAGGCGCGTTCAAGCTGGAGTCGGGCGGAATGGATTGGTGCCGGACGCTTGGCAATTGACGGGCTCAAGGAAGTACAGGAAGCCGTTATGCGTATCGAGGCAGGCCTCAGCACCTACGAGAAAGAGCTGGCCATTATGGGTGAAGATTACCAGGATATTTTCCGCCAGCAGGTCAGAGAGTCAGAAGAACGCCGCAGTGCCGGGCTTCCACGCCCGGTATGGATAACCGATACATACCAGCAACAGATTTCAGACAGCAGAAAACCGGAGGAGGAGCAACGTGCAACGTAATCTCCCGCATATACTCAGCCAGGCCACGAACGCCCCGCTGTTACTTGAACCCGCCTATGCGCGGGTTTTCTTTTGCGCGCTGGGCAGGGAGTCAGGCGCTGGCAGCCTGCACATTCCCCAGAACCTGGAAAACCTTGATCAGGCGGGTATGGAGCTTGTTACCGGAAATTATATGTCCGGCGACAAACCACGGGCGCGTTTTTACCAGGTGGTGAATGGTATTGCCGTGTTACCAGTGTCAGGAACACTTGTTCATAAACTTGGCGGGATGCGGCCATTTTCCGGCATGACCGGCTATGACGGCATTACCGCCCGTCTGCAACAGGCAATTTCCGATCCAGAAGTGACGGGGGTGCTGCTGGATATAGACAGTCCGGGCGGACAGGCCGCAGGCGCGTTTGACTGTGCGGACATGATTTACCGTCTGGGACAACAGAAGCCGATATGGGCGCTGATGAATGATATGTCCTGTTCAGGGGCGATGCTGCTGGCGTCTGCATGCTCCCGCCGCCTGGTGACGCAGACTGCCAGAATCGGGTCTGTTGGCGTGGTGATGGCGCATACCAGCTATGCCGGACAACTGGAACAGGAGGGCGTGGAAATCACCCTGATCTATTCAGGGGGGCACAAGGTCGATCTGGATGTAACGCGGGCATTACCGGAAAGCGTCCATGCCGACTATCAGCAGCGAATGGACGAAGCCAGAAAGATGTTTGCCGACAGGGTTGCACAGTATACCGGGTTGTCCGCAGAGGCCGTCATGGCGACGGAAGCCGCCGTCTACGACGGCCAGGCGGGTATTGATATCGGGCTGGCTGATGAAATGGTAAACGCTGCAGATGCCGTTACGGTAATGGCCGCAGCACTGAAGAACAATACAACAGGAGGCACTATGCCGGAATTAACAGCAACAGAAGCGGCAGCGCAGGAAAATCGGCGCGTGATGGGGATTATAGGTTGCTCTGAGGCAAAAGGGCGTGAGGCGCTGGCGCAGATGCTGGCCGGACAACCGGGTATGAGCGTGGCGCAGGCGCAGGGCATTCTGGCTGCAGCCGCGCCGCAGCAGGAAGTTGTCAGCGAGGCCGATCGCATTATGGCGCTTGACGACGCTAAGGGGCGAGAGGGACTTGCCTCCACGCTGGCCGCCATGTCGGATATGACTACAGAGCGGGCAAAAACCATTCTTGCCGCTGCACCGCGTGCCGGTACTACATCCCTCAGCGACAGTATTCTGGCACTGGATGAAGCTAAGGGGCGTGAAGAACTGGCGGGAAAATTAGCGACCATACCTGGAATGACAGTTGAACAGGCTCGCGAGCTACTGGCGGCGGCGCCGGATGCTTCAGGTTCGGGGGGGACGAATATGAATAATGCCTTTGATCAGTTTATGCAGTTACATTCCCCGGCGTCACTGTCAGGAAGTAGCGGTAACAGCAACGATGTTGATACAGATACGCAACTCCTGATGAGCATTCCGGGAACGAGGGCAACAAAGGGCGAGGATAAATTATGACCTTTAAAACGACGACACAACAGCGTGATGAAAACCGTATTTTCGCCGGAAATGATCCGGCATATACCACAACAGGCGCCAGCGGTATTACGGCTGCAACCCCAGCGCTGACACCACTGATGCTGGATGATGCCACAGGGAAACTTGCGGCATGGGACGGACAGAAGGCCGGAGCCGCTGTGGGTGTACTGACCCTGCCACTGGAAGGCACTGAAAGTGTACTGACGTACTGGAAAAGCGGCACATTTGCCACGGAAGCGCTGTTGTGGCCGGAAAGTGTTGACGCCGTTAAAAAGGCAAATGCCTTTTCCGGCAGCGCCATCAGTCATGCCGCACTGCCCTGATAACCGTCCGATAATTACGCAATACACGGCAGGCCGCACAGCGGCCTGTTCTGTTTTTACCGTTCAAAGGAACACGTTTCATGAATTTATTTACCACCCGTCAGTTACTCGGTTACACCGAGCAGAAAGTCAAGTTTAACCCGCTTTTCCTGACCCTGTTTTTTCGTCGCACGGTGACATTCAAAGAGCAGGAGGTCATGCTGGATAAAATTACCGGAAAAACCCCCATTGCGGCCTATGTGTCGCCGGTGGTGGGCGGAAAAGTGCTGCGTAATCGTGGCGGTGAAACCCGCGTACTGCGCCCGGGATACGTCAAACCGAAGCATGAGGTGAATTATTCGCAGGTTGTGGAGCGTCTGCCAGGGGAAGATCCGGCGCAACTGAACGACCCGGCCTACCGTCGTCTGCGTATTCTGACCGACAACCTCAAGCAGGAGGAGCAGGCCATCATCCAGGTGGAGGAGATGCAGGCCGTCAGCGCAGTGCTGAACGGAAAATACATTATGGAGGGCGAGCAGTTCGAGACCGTGGAGGTGGATTTCGGGCGCTCAGCGGCCAATAACATCACCCAGGCCAGCGGTAAAAAATGGTCAGAACAGGACCGTGATACCTTCGATCCGTCATTTGATATCGATATGTACTGCGACCAGGCATCCGGACTGATTAATATCGCCGTGATGGACGGGAAGGTCTGGCGCCTGTTAAACGGCTTTAAACTGTTCCGCGAAAAACTGGATACCCGCCGTGGCTCCACATCGGTGCTGGAAACCGCCGTTAAAGACCTGGGGGCCGTCGTGTCCTTTAAGGGCTGGTACGGCGATCTGGCGATTGTGGTGGCAAAAACCTCATACATCGATAAAGACGGCACTGAAAAGCGCTACCTCCCGGAAGGCACTCTGGTGCTGGGCAATACCGCGGCAGAAGGTATCCGCTGTTATGGTGCTATTCAGGATTCACAGGCGCTCGCGGAGGGCATTGTTGCTGCAACGCGTTACCCGAAGCACTGGATCACCGTTGGCGACCCGGCTAACGAGTACACCATGACGCAGTCTGCGCCGCTGATGGTGCTGCCGGACCCGGATGAATTTGTGATTGTCCAGGTGGGCTGAGAGAACCGACAAAACGGCCCGTAAGGGCCTTTTTTGTGTCATGAAATCAGAAGGATGACCGAAAATGGCAACAAAAGAAGAGAATATCGCCCGTCTGCAGGAACTCGCCGTACAGCTCGGTCGGGAGCCGGATATTTCCGGCAGCGCTGCCGAAATCAGCCAGCGTGTCGCTGAGTGGGAGGAAGAGGCGAGCGGAATGCAAGCCGGGGAAAATGCTGAAACGACGGCCAGTGACCCACAGGACGAGCCGGAATCTGCAAAAAGCAATACCAATCTTTCGGGATTTGCCCTTATCAGGGCGGTCCGCACGCTTCATATTCACGCGCTGGCAGCAGACAGCGATCGGATTCTGGATACCGTTCAGGCAGGGGATTTGGCACGTATTCAGGAAATATATGTTCATGAACTCGCGCGCGACGGACTGATTGTTGCGTTATGAGGGACGCGGTATGTCGCAGACAGACAATCTTTTTGATACAGCCATGTCAATAGCCGATGACACCATTATCAGCGTTATGGGAACTGTAGCGACCATCACGTCAGGCGTACTGGCGGGCACCTCGCTGACCGGGGTTTTTGATGATCCGGAAAGTGTTTCATATGTTTCCGGCGGCGTCAGAATTGAAGGGGTAAGCCCGTCATTTTTCGTGAAATCGTCAGCCTTACGACAACTGAAGCGAGCCGATACCCTGGTGATTGGGGAGCAGAATTACTGGGTGGACAGAATGGGACCGGAAGAGAGTAGCGGAAGCCGGGTTATCTGGCTGGGAACGGGAGACCCACCGACGGATACCCGGCGAAGGTAAGGAGGACGTATGTCACTTAAAGGCCTGGAAAATGCCGTACAGAATCTGAGCAGTATCGACAGACAAATGATACCCAGGGCGTCCGCGATGACGATAAACAGGCTGGCACAGAAGGCTATTTCCTTTGCCACGCATAAAGTCGCAAAAGAGACGGTCGCCGGAGATAACCACCGGCAGGGTATTCCTTTCCGGCTGGTTAAACAGCGCGTCAGACTATGGAAAGCCTCCCCCCGCTTTGATGTGGGAAAACAGTATGCCCGAATCCGTATCAACCGGGGCAATCTGCCCGCCATTAAACTCGGTACAGCGCAGGTCAGGCTGACGCGCAGCAAAGGACAGTTGCTGCGCGGGGGCAGTGTGCTGAAGATTGGGCCGTACCTGTTCCGTGATGCTTTTATCCAGCAACTGGCAAACGGGCGCTGGCATGTGATGAAGCGCATCGAAGGTAAGAAGCGCTATCCCATTGACGTAGTGAAGGTCCCGCTGGCGGCGGCACTGACACAACACTTTGAAGAGGCTAAAAACCGCATCATTGCGGAAGAATTTCCCAAAGAACTCGCCTCATCGCTGAAACAGCAACTCCGGCTACACCTGACCAGGAGACTTTGATGAACAAACATACAGCCATTCGTAACGCCATTCTTGACCGCCTGTCCGAAACATCAGGTGAAGGCGTAACGCTGTTTGATGGTCTGCCCGCCGTTATCGCGCCGGAAGATTTGCCCGCACTGGTGGTCTGGCTGACAGACGCGCAGTACACGGGAGAAGAGCTTGATGAAGACAACTGGAAAGCGCATCTGCACGTTGCGGCGTTCCTGAAAGCAGAAAGTCCTGACCGTGAGCTGGATGACTGGATGGAAGGGAAAATCTATCCGGCCCTCAGAGATGTTCCACAACTGGCTGCTCTTGTCGACACCATGACGCCGGCCGGATATGACTGGCAGCGTGATGGTGACATGGCTCTCTGGGCCATGACGGAAATAACGTATCAGATAACCTACACGATGTAAGGAGAATGAATTATGGCAGCACCTGACCCGCTGAAAAAAGTGAAGGGAGCCGGTACCACGTTCTGGCTGTATACCGGTAACGGCGATGCATATGCGAACCCGCTGAGCGATAACAACTGGCTGAAGCTGGCAAAGGTTAAGGATTTGCAGCCCGGTGAGATGACCGCTGACGCTGAAGATGATAACTACCTGGATGATGAAGATGCCGACTGGAAAACCACCGCACAGGGGCAAAAAAGTGCCGGGGACACCAGTATCACGCTGGCGTGGAAGCCGGGAGAGCAGGGGCAGAAAAAACTGATTGATCTGTTTGATAAGGGCGATGTGGAAGCCTGGCGCATTAAGTACCCTAACGGCACCGTGGATGTCTTTAAGGGCTGGATCAGTTCGCTGGGAAAAACGGTTCAGTCCAAAGAGGCGATCACCCGCACGGTGAAAATTACAGGCGTCGGGCGTCCTCATATGGCGGAGGAGGACACCGCGCCGCCGGTAGCGGTGTCCGGTTTGGTTGTGGCACCACAGGCAACAAACGTGAACGTCGGCGCAACGGTTGATCTGACGTATACCGTGAAACCGGATAACGCCACAGATAAATCCCTGCGCATTGCCACCTCAGATCCGACGATTGCCACGGTTACTCAGGCTGATAACGTTGTAACAGTGAAAGGTGTTAAAGCCGGAACGGCAAAAATTATTGGCATGACGTCAGACGGTAACTTTACCGCCATTACGGATATTACCGTTCAGGCGTAACCCTCCTTTTCGCCCCGCCTGCCGGGGCCCTCTTACAGGAATAAACCATGTTTTTAAAGAAAGACACGCTTAACTATGGCGATGCTTCCGTTGAGTTGCATGAGCTTTCCGGACTGCAGCGCGTTGAATACCTCGAATATATCCAGCAGCGAACCGCGCAGTATGACGAAGAAACTGCAGATGCGGGCGAGGAAGAGAGGCGAGTCGCCTTTTTGCGAATGGGTATTGATATTAATGCCTGGCTGGTATCCCGCTCATTACAGAATGGCGATCAGACGCGGGATACAGGGAAAACCAGCGATAATATTGCCGCCCTTTGGTCGTATGAGGCGCTGGGAAAAGGGGCTGATATGGTGCTGTCCCTGAGCGGAATGTCCCTCCCTGATTCTGGCGATGAAACGGAAGCGGGAGAGGCCGATTCGCCGGAAAAGCCCTGAAGGCTGAAATTCGTTTTGCCATGCAGCTTGCGCGGGAGTTTGGCAGGGGAGACTGGCGCCGGATGCTGTCAGAAATGAGTGCAACGGAGCTGGGGGCGTGGTCTGAATACTTCAGGCAGTACAGCTTCAGTGATGCGCACCTGGACGCAGAATTTGCCACCCTGAAATCGCTGGTGGCCGGACTGGTGACAGGAACGCCTCACGATGCAGCGGATTTCAGTCTGATGCCGGAGCCTGAACCGGCATTTGAACAAAATGATGACGATATGATGTTTGCAGGCGAAGGCATTTTCGGAGGAGTACGTTATGGACCAGATAGCCAATCTGGTGATTGATCTTTCGCTGGATTCGCAGAAGTTTAAGGACGAAGTTCCGCGTATAAAGAAAATGCTGGAGAACGCTTCCGATAAAGCGGAGATATCAGCACGGCGACAAAAAAATCTTCTGGAGCTCCTGCAGAAACAGGGCAGGGCATATGTTGACGGAAGCGGTACCGTATTCAACGCGACCACCCGACAGAAGCAGGCGCTGATACTGAATTCGCAGGCTTATGATCAGGTGGCTCAGCGCATAGATATTACGCAACGCAACATTGAAGCCCTGAATCAGAAGCTGCGGGAAGAGCAGGCGCAGGCAGCGGCGGTTGCACAGGCTCAGGATGCCGCCGCCGCCGCATTTTACCGTCAGATTGACAGTGTAAAACAGTTAAGCGGTGGTCTGCAGGAGTTGCAGCGTATCCAGGCGAAGGTACAACAGGCGAAAGGGCGTGGTGATATCTCACAGGGAGATTATCTGACGCTGGTATCTGAAACTGTTGCAAAAACACGCGAACTCAGCGATGCCGAAGCGCTGGCCACGCAGAAAAAAGCACAGTTCATTCGCAGCCTGAAAGAGCAGGCAGCAGCGCAAAATCTTTCACGCGCTGAGCTGTTGCGGGTGAAAGCGGCTGAGCTGGGGATCAGCAGCGCCGCCGATGTCTATATCCGCAAACTGGATACCGCAACAAAATCCACTCATGCACTGGGACTGAAATCAGCGCAGGCGCGCCGTGAAATTGGCGTGCTGATTGGCGAGCTGGCACGGGGTAACTTTGGTGCCCTTCGCAGCTCCGGTATCACGCTGGCCAACCGCGCCGGGTGGATCGAGCAACTGATGTCACCGAAGGGCATGATGATCGGGGGTGTTGTTGGTGGCATTGCGGCAGCGGTTTACGGGCTGGGTAAGGCGTACTACGAGGGAGAAAAAGAAAGCGAGGAATTTAATAAACAGCTTATTCTGACCGGGAGTTACGCCGGGAAAACTGCCGGGCAGCTTAATGAGATGGCGAAGTCGCTCGCCGGGAACGGTGTCACACAACATGACGCGGCAGGCGTGCTGGCGCAGGTGGTGGGCAGCGGTTCATTTCGTGGCGGACAGGTTGAAACCGTAGCCCGCGCGGCTGTTGCCACCAACAAAATCCACTCATGCACTGGGACTGAAATCAGCGCAGGCGCGCCGTGAAATTGGCGTGCTGATTGGTGAACTTGCACGGGGTAACTTTGGTGCCCTTCGCGGTTCCGGTATCACGCTGGCCAACCGCGCCGGGTGGATTGAAACGCTGATGTCACCGAAGGGCATGATGATCGGGGGTGTTGTTGGTGGCATTGCGGCAGCAGTTTACGGGCTGGGTAAGGCGTACTATGAAGGGACGAAAGAAAGTGAGGAGTTCAATAAACAGCTTATTCTGACCGGGAGCTACGCCGGGAAAACTGCCGGGCAGCTTAATGAGATGGTGAAATCGCTCGCCGGAAACGGCGTTACGCAGCACGATGCGGCAGGCGTGCTGGCGCAGGTGGTGGGCAGCGGTTCATTTCGTGGTGGACAGGTTGAAACCGTAGCCCGCGCGGCTGTTGCCATGCAGAACGCCACGGGCGAGGCGGTGGATAAAACCATTGCAAACTTTCAGAAACTGTATGATTCCCCGACCAGGGCGTCAGAGGAACTCAATAAGCAGCTTCATTATCTGACATCATCACAGTATGAGTACATCTCGTCTCTTGAGCAACGCGGGTTTAAGGAGGCGGCAGGACAGGCGGCAGCAGATGCGTATGGCAAAGCCGAACAACGGCGCAGCCAGCAGATTATCGATAATCTGGGGATTATTGAAAGAGCGATAAGAAGTGCAACAAGCCGGTGGAAGGAATTCTGGGATGCGGCATTAAATATTGGTCGCCCAAAGACAGAACAATATCAACTGGAACAGGTTAATCAGGCGATTAACCAGATTTATGAGGACAGGAAAAAATCCGGAAAATCAGATCTTTTTGATGCCGGGTTACAAAAGCTGCTGAGTCAGAAAAAAGGACTTGAGTTTGTTATTAAATCTCAGGAGGGTTATGCAGAGTCTCAGGCCAAAGCGAAAAAGGCTGACGATAACGTAACCGCATCGCTGATTTATCAGAACAGAATACTGTCTGAAAATCTGTCATGGCAGAAAAAACGTTCAGCAGCGCTGACGGAGTTATGGGCCAATGTTGCAAAAGCACCGGGTAAATGGAGCCAGGCACAGAGAGAAACTGCTGTCGCCCAGATAAATAAGGATAACAAACCGCCTGTAACTCATAAATCACCTGCTTACCACAACGATGAAGCCAGTCGTTTGCTTCTGCAGTACAGCCAGCAACAGGCACAGGTTGAGGGGCAGATAGCCGCTGCGAAACTCTCCACGACCGAAAAAATGACGGAGGCGCATAAGCAGCTTCTGGCATTTCAGCAGCGCATCACTGATTTGTCCGGTAAAAAACTGACGGCAGAGGAAAAAAGCGTACTGGCCCACAAAGATGAAATAG